GGCCGCCTCCCGACCGGTGAAGGTCAAGGTCGAGCCGCTCATCTCATTCCGGGCAGCCCCTGAAGTCAGGGTTCCGCCGTTCAAATCCATCCCGTGCGTCGCTCCGAAGAGGAACACGTTGTCGTTGTTGTCGAGGACAAAGATCTGGGAGCGGTTCCGGCTGATGAGGCGGAGCTGCTCCGGGTCGCTTTCCTGGTGCTTTTGGAGAACGAGGTTGAGCGTCTGCTCGAACAACGAGGCTCCGGTGGCGGGATCGCTTTGGACGTTGACAGTGAACGAGGACAGGTCCGGACGGAGGTCGTACTGGAGTACGGTCATCGGCGGAAGGTCGGTGATGGTGAACGTCTCCCCCGCAGTGGTGGAAACGGTCGCCGACCCTGCTGTCCCGTCACCCGTCCCCGCGGCGGTCACAAGTCCGTCCGCGAAGGTGCTGGCGAAGAATACCTTCGTCAGACCTCCGAGAGCGTCCTTGCAATCCAGCGCGCGGCCGAGGGTGATGTTACACGGCATATCAGGTGAAGTCGAATCCGACGACTCCGTCAGCGGCGACGGCGACGTTAACACCGACGGCGAAGTTCATCGTCACTTTGACGTTGTCGCTTCCGTCGTACTGGTATGCGGGGATGAGGTTGGCGGCCTCGTTGCCGGTGTAGGCGTTGGTGCCGACCACGATGTTGTCGGGGTAGGTGAAGACACCCACGTCGACCGTGTTCGGGATACCGCTCGTGGCGTATACCGGGTAACCGAGGTAGGTCACCTCCTTGAGGTCCTTGTTGTAGTTGCCTTCGGTTCCCTTGGCGGCGATGGCCTGCTGGAAGAAGGCGTAAGCCTCATACGAGATGTAGAAACCGCATCCCGGCTTTCCGAGGATGCCGGGAGTGTCGGCAGCCTTGGCGAAGATGAGGTCCAGAACGTCGAGGATGTTGGAGGCACTCCATGCCGTCGTGCCGGTGTCGGCCTCTGCAAAGCCAGCCATAGCGGAGGCGTCGATACCTGCCTCGTCGATGACTCCGTCGTTAGACAGGAGACCCACACCGAAGGGAGAGGCACCGGTCCACATCAGGGACTCGAGGCTCTTTCCGGCTTGCTCGGCGGTAGCGGCGAGGAGGAACTGCGCGAAGTCCGGCGGAATCTGTCCATCGCGGCGCATACGACCGGCGGCGGCCATGAACGTCGGGAAGATGGTACCGCGGCAGATAGCCTCGTTGACCATCAAGTCGGACAGGGTGACCACCTGCTCGGAGAGCGTCATAGACGCACCGTCGGTGAAGTCACAGGCGGAACCTTGCAGGAGGCCTCCGTCGTAGTCGAGGGCGTTGATTACGGCCTTGTGAACCACACCTTCGATGAGGCGGGCGCGGCCCTTGTTGATGGTTTCGGCGCCGAGGATGGCGGCGGTCACATACGGCAATGCCAGCTCACCGGCGTAGGTGTTCGGGCTGACCGTGATGTCGAAGTCGTACTTCTTGGACTTTACGGGAATCATTAGAATTGATTGATGATGTTGAGAGCTTGATCGAGTCCGGTTCCGCGAGATTCAGATTTCGGAACGGGATTAAATTTCGGGACAACGCGGTCGGGCTGGCTGGCGGGTGCCGACTCCAGCTTCTCGAGGCGCGAATTGATGGCTTCCAGGGCCACGGCCATCTCGTGGGTGAGGTCTTGCAGGTGAGACGACATCTCGGTCTTTTCTTCTGCCATTTCTTCCTTCTCCTCCTCGGCGGCTTCGACCTCCTCAGCGGGGGCCATCGCCTCCTTCACCACCTCGACAATCTCGGCGGCTACCTCGGGGGAGATTTGGAACTTGTCGACGAGGGCGGCCTTGACTGCTGCCATCTCGTCCTTCTCTTCTTCGTGCTCGGCGGCCTCGGTCTTCTCCTCCTCCTCTTCCATCATCTCGACCACTTGGGACTCCTCGTTCACGGTCACCTGCCCACCGTCGGACAGCTCGTAGGATCCGGCCTCAAGGGGGGCCGCTTCGCCGTCCTCGCTCAGGACGCGGACGGGAGCCCCAGCGGAGAACGCTTCGGCTTCGGTGGCAATGACCCGACCATCGTTCAGGCGGGCTTCGGCATAGAGGTCTTGACGCTCTGCCTCGACGACGGAACGGACGGCCTCCTTGAGTTTCTCAATTACTGACATAGGTCGGGTTTTCATGGGCGGATATAATGGACTTTCATTCGTTTGCAAGTAGGGGCAGGAGCTCCTCGTGGGTCTCGCACGGCATGAACATCTTCACGCCGTTGATGACGTGCTCATGGTGGCCCTCACACCCGAGGGCCTCGGCCATGAGTCGGGCCTCGAGCGGGGTTCCGAAGAGGGGCTTGCCGTCCAAAAAGGCAATTGGTTCCAGTACGTCACGCACTGCGGCGGCAATGGTCTCGATGGTCACGTCTTCCATCTTAACCAACTTGTCAATGAAGTACCCCTCGATGGAGAACCCCCGGTATTTCTTATCCTTTACGTCGGACCAGACGTCCTCGTTGTGGACGCGCACGCTCACCATCCACGTCCCGGTGGGGACATCGAAGCCATATACGGCCGCCTTGTCGCGGTCCTTGTCGGCCACGATCCAGCTCTCGAAGATGGACAGTCCGTCGACCTTGGCCTGGTGCTCCACGGTATAGTCCGAGTTCCGCTTCTGCCTCATGAATAGCTCGGCCGCCTGCTGCACCGTCTCCTTCGAGAAGTAGACCTCGAACTCTTCGCCCTTGGCATCGTCCCACCGCGGAATCATCTTCTCGGGGATGAGGGCCGGACCGATGAGCAGCTTCTTGTCCTCGTCGACTTTGGCGAGGGTCAGCTTGGCGTCCCGGTTAAAGAAGACGAAGTTCTCCTCGATGGCCGGGAACTTCACGAGGCTGATGGCCTCGACCCCGAATTCGTCCTGCTCCTCGTCAATCAATAGCTCGACTGTCCTCATAGTGTCGTCTGAATTTGAAGCTCGCGGTTCAACGCTTGCTTGTTCGATATCTCGTTCTCTACTACATATGCCCGGACGGGTTCCGGTGTGGGGGTCTGCTGGGTCGGGATGAGGGAGCCGACATCGACACCGACGGATTGGGTACCCCCTCCAAGACCTCCGGCCCCGCCACCGGTTGCACCTCCCGCGGATCCTCCTCCGGTGAATTGTTGGCTCTTAATTGCGGCCACCTTAGCTAGTCCTGCGGCCACGGCGATACCCGCGGCAATCTGCGCACGGATAGGAGCATCGGGGGACGGGATGGCAAGCTGGGAGGCGTAGGCCTTTTGCGCCGCCGCGTAGGTGCTGATAAGCGTCTCGGCAATATTCAGAGCCTGGTTCCTTTTGAAGGCTTTCTTCTGTCCTTCCTCCGTGTCTTTCTCAAAAGCCGAAGTCAGGTTGCGCAGGATTGAGAACGTCCCCGCCGTCGCTGCCTGCTTCAACTCGGCCACGGCATTCTCATAGGCTTGCTGTTGCTCGAATGCTTGGCGGTTCTCCTCTTCAATCTGTTGCAATCGCAACTCGGCGGCCTGTCGTTCTTCTTCGGTGCGAGCTTCGCGGGCTGCGCGTTCGGCTTCTTCGCGGGCCTTTTGCGCTTCGGCAGCTTTGGCCGCATCCTCAGCCCGGAATCGTTCGCGCATGGTTGCCAGCTCCTCTTCCCGTTGGGCCTCAATCTGTGCGATGAGGTCGGCGTTCTCTCCGGCCTTGTCGAGTTGGGCGTTGTAGAAGTCCTCGAGGGCAAGTATCTCCTTGGTGCGGGCGTCGAGGCTTTCGCGGCTGCGCTTATCCAGCTCGTCGACGACGCTCTGCTCGGCCTTGATGATGGCGGCGGCGGCATCGGCTGCGGCCTTGGCTTCGGCTTCCCGTGATTTTATGCGCTCGGCCTCCTGCGCTTTCCTCTCCGCTGTGGCTTCCCGCTCCACGCTCTGCACCTCCTCTTGGAGTCGGCGTTGCGTCATGAAGGATTGGGTGCGGATATTGATGAGGTTCGCCTCGAGGTCGGCAAGGCGTTGCAAATCCTCGTCGGACGTGTCGCTCATCTTGGCGCGCTCCTGTGCGATGCGTAGCTCCTCGGCAGCGGCCTCCTCCCGTTGCTTTACGAGGTCCAGCTCGATGTCCATCGCCCGCTTTGCGGCCTCGATTCTTTCGTTAGTATCCTTGGTCCGGTCTCGGGCGAGGAGGCGCAGACGGGCTATCTCTTGCCGCCCTTGGGCGTCGGCTATGGTCAACTCCCGGCGCGTATCGAGCAGGGCCTGTTCTGCCTTCTGGAGTTGCATCGTCGCGCGGACGGCATCGGTCATCGATCCCGGCAACTTGTCCACCTCCTCGCGGTACGCTTTCGCGGCCTCTGTCGGGCCTTTACTGAACAGGTCGACAATGAATCCCCCAGCCGCTTGGAAGTGTGCCGTGACGCGCTCCACGACGGCCCCCAATCCGGCCATAATTACCTGTAGCTGTCGAGCTCCGCGGCGGGTGCTGGTAAAGGCGGTGACCAAAGCAGTGACCCCAACCACCAGGGCACCGATGCCCGTGGCGATGATTGCGGCCCGCGTGAGCTTCAGGCCAGTGATGAAGGTCTTGACCCCTGCGGCGGCATTCTTGAAGCCTGAAACGGCCCCGCCCGTGATCTTGTCGAGCACGGTCAACTGCGAGGATGACTGCCCCGCGTCCTTGAGTGAGTCAGAAAGCCCGTCGACCTGCGTCTTCGCTTGGTCTACTCCCGTGACCTTTACCTTGATTTCGTAGTCCTGCGCCATTGCGTACTCCGAGCAGGACTTTCCGCCACCATGTAGACGAACCCCACTCATAGTATCCATATAAAAGGAGCGAGTCGGGGTTGCCGCGGAGCTCGTACTCCGATGCCACATCCAAGACGCGGGGGATGGCCCTACCTATCCCGTCGAGGTACTTCTTCATGGTCTGAAATATGGGACAAAAAAAAGACCCCCTTGCGGAGGTCTGTCTGTCTGTCTGTAGTTCTGCTTAT